AAAAAGATAAGTACGTAATTATTAAAGAAGCGATATCCGAGGATCTTGCTAAATTTTGTTATGATTATTTCATGATGAAGAAGCAGGTCGCGCGCACGATGTTTGATAATAAATATATTTCACAATTTACTGAATACTTTGGTGTATGGAACGATCAACAGGTTCCTGATACCTATTCACATTATTCTGACATTGTAATGGAAACATTACTTGTCAAATTACTTCCAGTAATGGAAAAACAGACATCTCTTAAATTAAACCCCAATTATTCTTATGCTAGGATTTATAAAAAAGGAGATGTCTTAAATAAACATAAAGACAGATTTTCATGTGAGATTTCTACAACTATGCATTTAGGTGGTGGTTGTTGGCCAATATATTTAGAACCAGATGCATCATTAGGCGGAGTTGATGAAAAGACAGGTAATTACAAAGCATCAAAATCTAAAGGTGTTAAAGTAATGTTACAACCTGGTGATATGTTAGTGTATCGCGGAAATGAATTAGAACATTGGAGAGATAAATTATCTTTTGATGACTGTGGTCAAGTATTCTTACATTACAATAATATAGAAACTAAAGGATCTAAAGAAAATATATACGATCGTAGACCTCATTTAGGACTTCCCGCTTGGTTTAAAAAGTGATATAATATACTCTTACCAGAGTAGTTTACCACCAATTCTACCTCAAGCTTCTCTGGTATTTACTTAATTTATAAGTATAAAGAGGGATTATGCCAATTACTAAATTACAATTTTCAAGGCCTGGTATTAATAAACAGGATACAGAATACGGAGCTGAAGGTGGCTGGGTAGACTGTGATAACGTTAGATTTCGTTATGGAGTACCTGAAAAGATAGGTGGATGGGCAAACGTTGTTCCTCCTTTTACTTTAATAGGTTCAGCAAGAGATATTCATAGTTATACAAATTTAGCAGGAGATTCTTTATCTGCTATTGGTACAGATAGAAAACTATATATTTATTATGATAACAATTTTTATGACATTACACCTCTATCTACAACAATAGCGGCTACCTTTTCATTTACATCAGCTTCAACTATTGCAACAGTAACAGCAACTTCTAATGGAGCAATAGCCGGAGACTTTGTTACATTTTCAGGAGTAACAGGAGTTAGTGTTGGATCAGCTGGAATTACCAATACTACAATGTCTCAACAATTTGAAATTCAACAAATTAAAACAGTTAATACATTTACAATAGATGTATCTTCTCTTGGAACACCAGGAGTTATAACAACTTCAGGTTCAGCAACTTCTGCTGAATTTCAAATTAATATAGGTGCAGATACTTCACAATTAGGTATTGGTTGGGGAGCAGCATCATGGGGATTCTCTACTTGGGGTACGGCAAGACCAACAGGAGTTATAACTGAAAATCCAAGAATATGGGTATTAGATAATTGGGGAGAAGATTTAGTTGCAACTATTAAAGGTGGTAAAACTTATTACTTCGATACATCAGCATTTTTACCGGGAAGAAATACAAGAGCAACTTTAATTACACAAGCTCCTACACAATCTAATTTTATGATTGTATCTTCACGCGATAGACATATTATATTTTTAGGAACACAAACAACTCCTGGAGATACTAATAGTTATGATCCAATGGCTGTATTATTTGGATCTCAAGAATCTGTTACTGATTTTACACCTACAGCTATTAATACAGCAGGATTTCAAAGATTATCATCCGGTAACAGAGTTGTAACAGCTGTTAGAACAAGAGGTGATTTATTAATTTTAACAAATACATCTGCACACCAAATGCAGTTCGTAGGACCTCCTTATACATTTTCATTTAAACAAACAGGTACAAACTGCGGAGCTATATCTTCACATGCTGCAGTAGAAGCTGAAAACAATGTATTCTGGATGTCTAATGGTGCATTCTATTTATTTGATGGTGTTGTAAAACAAATTCCATGCACGGTCCAAGATTATGTGTTTGGAGATATAGATGATGAAGAACAAGCAACAATTTATGCAGGTGTTAATCTAAAATTTGCTGAAGTAAATTGGTTTTATCCATCAGCTAATTCTGATTATATTGATAGAGTAGTTACCTATAATTATAAAGAAAATCTTTGGACTATTGGATCTTTAGCTAGAACTACATGGGCACCTCAAGATATTTTTGCTTATCCACTTGCAACAGATTATAGTGCAACATCAACAGCGACAACACAGCCTACAGTTATTGGTGTTACGGCTGGAAGATCAACAGTATACAATCAAGAATATGGATCTAATGCTGATGGTTCAGCTATCTCTTCTTATATTAAATCTGGAGATATTGATATTGTAGACGGAGATAACTCTATGTTTATAAAAAGATACATACCTGATTTTTCAAATCAAAATGGAGGTATTGTTATGGAATTTTTAGTAAGACAATATCCAGGGTCCTCACAAACTGTTGCATCAAGTACATTAGTTTATTCAACTACAACTAAAGTAGATATGAGAGCTAGAGGTAGACAAGTTGCTATCAAAATGTCTAGTAATGAGGTTGACGGAACTTTTAGATTTGGTACATTAAGAATAGATGGACAACAAGATGGCTTAAGATAATGGCAAAATTAAACCAACCCAGATTAGCTAACGCTACTGCTGAATATAGTGCTTCACAATTAGATCAAATTATTAGAACATTAGAGCAAATGGTTTTACAATTAAATACAAATTTTACACAAGATGCTCAAGATATATTAGAATCTGAAACTTGGTTTATGGCAAGATATCAATGAGTAATATATTTAAAAGCGCAATTTATAAACCAACTACAACAGTTAGCACAACTGTTTATAGTTGTAATGCTACAGCAAGAGCAGTTATTCAAAATATACAATTAACTAATCAAGCAGGTTCTCATACTGTTGGTGCCTATGTTTTTAGTAGCTCTAATGCAACTACAGTACAAATAGCTAATACTTCAATATCTGCAAACTCTATGATAAATTTAGCTCTTGGACCTATTGTATTACAAGAAGGTGATGCATTATTATTAAGTACAGCTTCTACAGTAGTAGCCGGAATTGTATCTATTATGGAAATGAATAGAGGATTAATTTCGTAATGGAAGAAATAAGACTTGTATGTGATTCAAAAATCACTATAATAAATACAAAGACAGGATATATTTATAAAGATGAAGAAGAAGTTAGAATGGATTTAAATGCTAAACCAGAAGATATTAGGCGTGATGTTAAAATTATTGTGCCTACAATTCCATTGGTAAATCATACATAGTTATGCACTTAAGCGAAGAGAAAAAAGATGAGGTCTTGAAAGAAACAATGATACCTTTAGAAAAAAGATTAACTAGATTAAAACAAAAAGATGTTGAGATCAATAGTGTATTAGATATTGGTGCTTATCACGGTGATTTTGTTAAACTAATTAAACATATATATCCAAAAGCAACTTCATTAATGATTGAGTGTAATGAACAAAAAGAAGAAAGATTAAAAAAAGTAGGTGACTATAAAATAGCTTTATTAGGTAAACAAGATGATGAGATAGTTGATTATTATCATTGTCTAGAAGAATTTCAAACAGGAAATGGAATTTATAAAGAAAATAGTCCTTTTAAATTTACAGTTGAAAAAAGAAAAACAATTACATTAAGTACATTATTAGGTTCAGACAAAGGCTATGATTTTATTAAAATGGATGTCCAAGGAGCTGAACTTGATATTATTAAAGGTGGACTTCCTATTATAAAGAATAGTAAATATTTATTATTAGAAATGCAGCTTCTTATGTTTAATAAAGGTGCTCCTAGAATAGAAGAAGTTATATCTTATTTACATAGTATAGGCTTTAAATTCATTGATATATTTGATTTTATATATGAAGGAAGTCAAGACTTGATTCAAATCGACGGATTGTTTATAAATGGTAATATAGAATGAATCCAATAGGCGGGTCAGAAATTATAAAGGCACAGTTGATTAGTCAACTTTCAGAAGGCGAATTAGATGGTATTAATTTAGTAACATCTATTTGTCATCCTCAATTTGTTCAAAAAGATAAAATTAACATTGTTTGGCAACAGTTAAGTTATGATCAACCTAATGTTCAATACATGCGCGAGCGCAAGTACGTAGATTCAATAGATTACTTTGTTTACAATAGTCATTGGTGTTTTAATAGATTTAGAGATCATTTTAAAATACCTGAATATAAATCATTTGTTATTAAGAATAGTTCTTTTGAATGTAATGCTCCTATTATTAAAAAGATGGATGGCCGTTTAAAGTTAATTTATATTTCTACACCATGGCGAGGTCTTGAAGTACTTGTTAAGTGTATAGAAAAATTAAATAAAACTAGAGATGATTTTACATTAGATGTTTATTCATCTACTAAAATATACGGAACAGATTTTGAAAAATCAGAAGGTGATAATTTTAAAAAGTTATTTGATCTATGTAAAAATACTAAAAATATTAATTACATGGGCTATGCTACTAATGATGAAATAAGAGAAGCATTAAAATCAGCTCACATATTAGCTTACCCTTGTATCTTTGAAGAAACATCGTGCATCGCGGCTATTGAAGCGATGATGGCAGGTTGTTATGTAGTGACAACTAATTATGGAGCTCTACCTGAAACATGTGGAGACTTTGCAACAATGATAGAATTTAATTCAAGTGGTATACAATTAATAAATAATTTTACCAGTGCTCTAAACACAGTTATTGACAACTATAAAAATAATTTGTATAAGGAAGACCTAGAGTTACAGGTAAAATATTATAAAAAATATTATTCTTGGGAAACAAGAATAGAAGAATGGAAAGGATTCTTAAATTATGTCAGAAGAGAAAAAGAAACACATTAAATTATTCGTAGCAACACCAGCATTCGGCCATATGGTTACAACAAACTATATGAATAGCTTAATGAGATTTGTATCAACAACTCATCCAAGATTAGCAGTATCAACAGCATTACATATACAATCAGGAATGGCTCTAGTAACACAAGCTAGAAATAATTGTGTTGCAGCCTTTTTAAAATCAGACTGTAGTCATTTCTTATTTATTGATTCAGATATTGGTTTTGAACCAGAAGCTATTTATAGATTATTAGAAAAAGATGTTCCTCTTTGTTTAACTCCATACGCAGTAAAAGGTTATGGTGTTAATCATTCTTTACAATTCATTGTTCACTTTAGTGATATGGAAAATGTTAAAATTGACAAAGATGGTTTTGTAAAAATCACTGCAGGTCCTACTGGATTTATGATGATTAAAAGAGAAGTGTTTGAAAAGCTTGCAGAAAAATACCCTGAAAAAGCAACAGTTAATAAACAATTAGTAGGCAATAAAGTAGAGATTATGAAAGAAGGTTGGTATACATTCTTTGAAACTGCTCAAGATCCTGAACACGGTTATCTTGGAGAAGACATTGCATTCTGTAAATTATGGGTAAATATGGGCGGAGAAATATATGCTGATGCTAGAACTGCTTTAACGCATTTTGGATCGCATGCATTTACAGGTAGTTTAGACCTTATGTTTAAGCCAAAACAAGTTGACCTTACCCTTAAACCGTAGTAAATTATACGGTTCCAGGACATTTGTGCCTGCCTAAACAATTAATTAAAAACATTGCAAGCACAGATGAACACACAATTATATATAAATAGTGGAATAGGATCACTTTATTTTCATCCACAATACACACCTAGACAACACTATGCCGGTGGAGGAATAGCTACTTTAGTACCAAGACAAGGTTACTTGTTTGGAGGTATTACTAGAGCCATTGGTAATGTATTGGGAAGTGTTGCTGATGTAGCTAAAGACGTTGTATCTTCTCCAATAGGACAAGTTGGATTATCCATACTTGCTCCTGGATTAGGATTACCTATGTGGGCAAGTCCTCTTCTTAATGCTGGAATGCAATATGCATCTACAGGCAAAATTAATCCTTTAGGATTACTCGCTTCTTCTATTCCGGGTTTACAATTTACAGGAGGTCAGGGATTAGAATCTTTAATACCTACTGGTTATGGTAATATTTTAGGACAAGGAACAACTTTATCTGATCTTTTTACAGGACAAGTTGGAAATTTATTTTCACCAAATGCAGATACCTCTGGTGGAGTATTCAACAACATGCAACCAGGACAAAATATTTCAAATATAAATACGGTGCAACAACTAGGAATAGGAAATAATACATTAACTCCAACACAAGATTATTTGAGCTCTATTAATCCATATACAGCAGATCCATATACAGGAACTAGTTTAAGTTTATCTCCTGATTTAAATCAACCTTTAATTGGAGCAGATCAATTAACTTACAATCCAGCAACAGGACAACAATTTGGAAGAACTGCTCAAGAATTAGAAAGTTCTTTAGTAACTGGTGGTGGAGATGTTGGTTCTGGAAGATCTACAAAAGAATTACTATCTACTTATGGTAGACAGCCAGGAACAGAACCAGGAGTATTTGACAATTTAAAAACTATTGCTAGCCCAAGTTCAAATGTTGGAGTATCTGAAAGATTGGATGCTTTACAAAATGTTGGCTCTGATGCTTTTAAAGCAATTTTCTATAAAAAAGGTGGAACAGAATTAGATAAAACTGCTGTATTAGCAACATTGATTACTCTTCCAACTTATTTTCAAGCTAAATCTAAAGCTGATGAGATAGGTATACCTTTTAGTGAAGTAGATTATCAAGCTGGTAAAGTTTCTCCAACTAAAGAAAAATATGCTTCTTTAGCTCCTAAATCTGCTTTTGGATTAAAAGATGGTGGAAGAATAGAATTTGGATTAGGTGGAATGAGTGACAATAGAATATCACAAATAATACAATTAATAAGAGATGCTGAATCTGTAGGTGACATAGAAAAAGCAAATGAACTAAGATTAGATTTATATAGAGAAACTAAAAAAGCTGATGGTGGAAGAATAGGTTTTGAATCAGGAAAATTAGCCTTACCTAAAGATAAAGAAGGACCAGCAAATAAAGCTACAAGATTACAAATGGAAAAAGCTATTAAAGAAATTGAAAAAGAACAGGCACAAAGAAGAATTCAAGAACAGTTAATGAATAAAAATTATGATGAACAATCAATGTATGATTTTAAAAAAACTCAAAAAGAATTATTTGATATGGCTCCACAGGAAGGATATCCTCCTTTACCTGAACCAGTAAAGCCAGAAGGTGTATTGAGTATTAAGTTAACACCTGTTCAAGAAAAAGCATATGGTGGAATGATTAATCATCCAGTTAGAATGCTTCATGGAGGAATGTCTGAATTAGATTTAAGAGCAAAAGGTGGATTTATTCCAGTTGGTATAAAAGAAAGAGCAGATGATGTTCCTGCTATGTTAAGTAAAAATGAGTTTGTATTTACTGCAGATGCTGTTAGAAATGCAGGTGGCGGAAGTATTAACAAAGGTGCCCAAAAGATGTATAAGTTAATGAAGTCTTTGGAAAATAAAAAAGTTAAAATGAGAGCAAATTAAATGGCAGATACAACAACAACCTCGATAGCACGTCCGGCCCCATATTTAGAAGCAGCGGGTCAAAATTTATTAGATATAACTACAGGTTTAGCTGGTAAACCAATTGATACATCACAATTTGCTCCTCAAATAGCTGGTCAAAACATATTATCACAAGCTGCTCAACAACAAGCGGCATCACAAGCAGGACTTGGTTCATTACAATTTGATCCTACAACAGGAGCAACTACTGGAATAGGTCAAGGAACAGGTATTGCTGGTTATCAACCTTATTTAAATCAAGCACAACAATATTCAGGACCACAGGCGTATCAACAATTTATGTCGCCTTATCAAAATGATCTTATTAGTACAACACTAGCACAATATGATTTGCAAGCTCAAAAAGGCATTGCACCTCTTCAAGCACAATCTGTTCAACAAGGTGCTTTTGGTGGAGCTAGACAAGGAATTCAACAAGCTGAATATCAAAATCAAAGTGATATGAATAGAGCATTACTTCAATCACAAATGTTACAACAAGGTTATGGTCAAGCACAAAATCAAGCTAATATTGCATTTGGTCAACAACAAGGTCTTGCATCATTACAACCTTCATTAGCACAATCTCAAATTCAACAATTGGGTGCTGCTGGAACTAGTAATCTTGCTTATCAACAATCTATTCTTGATGCTCAAAGACAAGCAGCACAAACAGCTGTTTATGAACCGTATCAAAGAGCTCAGTTCTTACAATCGTCTATCGGAGGATTATTGTCTGGATATCCTCAACCAGGATTTGGACAAACTACACAACAAACTCCTTCTGTTAGTCCTTTATCTCAAGCGCTTTCTTCAGCGGCAACAGTTTATGGATTAGGAAGTTTATTTGGCGGTAAATAAATATGAATAGAACTTTAAAAAGACCCATGTTTCGAATAGGTGGTCAAGTGAACCAAGGATCAGGGATCATGTCTCATGTTGAACCTAAAAATTATATGACTGGTGGAAGAGTTATGGCTGCTGGTGGTTACGATCCAAGAGGAACTTATTTTGGTTACGGAGCTGACCCTAGAGGAACTTATTTTGGTCCTAGTTCAGGAACAACAGGAACATCAGTTTCACAAACGCCTGGTATGTTTGATCCTTATAATGTTTCTCCTGCTAATGTTTCTCCTGCAACAACATCAGAAGCAGAAAAAATTTCAACATTTGAAAAAGGTCAGGCTGCAAGAAGAGCAGCTATGAATAAAGCCCTTCAATTTGGAAAATATTTTCCAGCTATTGCAAGTACTGCTTCACAATATGGTGCGGGTATTTTAGGACCAGCTTTACCTGCTGTTGCTGGTTTAGGTTTAGGATATGGTAGAAGTAAACTTATAGACTATAGAAATGAATTAATAGGAGATCTTGAAAAAGTAAGATCTGGTGTTGATATTAAAAAACCAGCTAACTACAAAGAAACTACTCCTACTGGAAGTTTATTAGCATATAGAAATTTAACTGCTCCAGGAACAATAACTACTGCAATAAATGAAAATGGAGATTTAGTAGATAGATCAACAGGTGAGTTATTGAATAGAGAACCAGGTAATACTGATAAACCTCCTGTTCAACCTAAACCAGCAGCTAAAGATCCAAAACAACAAATAAGAGAAGAAGCTGATTTTATTAGAGATTTAATTAAAGATGAAGATACAACGACAGCAGAAGCTGCTTTTGTTTTGGCTAGAGCAATAGCTACTCCTGGTGGAATAGGTGAAAAAGTAAAAGCTGCAAATGAATTATTAATTCCTATGGCTAAAGATAAATCTAAAACTAAAAAAGACATTACATTAGAAGCGTATAAATCTTACAAAGAAAAACAACTTGAAGAAATAAAAGCTGGAAAATTAAGTGATTGGGGTAAAGCATCAAGAGAAGCTGCTGAAAATGCAAAACTTGCTGGAGATACAAGACCCATCGCAGAAATTATTAAAGAATATAATGATTTAAAATTTGGTGATGAAAAATATACGGATAAAATAATTGCTGCATCAAAAATGAATGATCTTTCTATTATTGTTGGAAAAGTAAAATCTATTAGAGAGGTTGAAGATAGAATTGAAAATAAGGAAAAAGTAGATAAAGCAGATAAAATACTTTATGAAAAAAACAAAAAAGAAGTAGAAAGATTTAAATTAGACAATCCAGAAATATTTAAAAAATATTTTGGAGCAAAAGCTGATGGTGGAAGAATTGGATTTGCATATGGATCACCAGAACCAGAACAACCACAGATTAAAAGCACAACTTTAAATGAAGGTGGTGATGAAATACAATTAAAACCTGTAGTAAAATTAAGTTACCAAGAATTAAGAACAAGATTACCAAAAGAAATTTCTGATAATATAGTTTTATTACTTTCTAATAGTGATCAAGCTTTACAAGAGTTTGCTTATATTACAACCCAACAAGATATTAATGAATTTAATGTTAAATACGGAGTAAATCTAGTATTGCCTTCTAATAAATAAGGGAGGAACATGGCAACTTCATTTGAAGAACTACAAGCGCTAGCTGAAAGTTTAAGATCAGTAACAAGTGATGAAACAGAAAAAGCTCGTGCTTCTCCATCAGCCGTTGAATATGCTGTAGATATAGCTAAGGCACCTTTTAAAGGTTTAAGTAGAGCTGTTCAAGGTTTGTTAGAATTAGGAGCTCTCCCCATAGATTACGTAGGAAATACAAATTTAATTAAACATATTGATGATGTTTTTGAAAAAATAACTCCAGAGACTCATACAGGTGTTGGAGAACTTGTATCTACATTTACTCAATTTGGATTACCCCTTGGTGTGGTTACAAAATTAGCTGGTGGTATTAAAGTATTAAATAATGCAACAAGGATTAGGAAATTATCTTCTTTAGAATCTCCTTTAGATAAAGCTGGAGAATTAATTAGAAGAATGGGTTATTATGGAGCTATTGGAGGAGCTTCTGATATTATTGCTTCTGTTCCAGAAAGAGATCAAACTCTTACTGAATCTTTTGGTTTAACAGATAAAACGGATGTTACAGAATTATCTGGGTCAGAAAGAGCTGCTGAAACATTAAAATCAAAATTAAAATTTGGAGCAGAAGGTACTGTTATCGGTGGTGCTATACCTTTGCTACCTACTGCAGCTAATTTAGGATATAGATATGGACTGGTTCCTGCCGCAAAAGGAGTAGTATTAGCAGGAGAAACTATTCTAAGACCTTTAAATTATACTGTAATAAATCCTTTGACTCAATTAATAGCAGGAGTTGAAAGCAAAGGTCTTATTCCAAAATTAATGACATCTACTAGTGAGTTGGTTGAAAAGGGATATGATAAAGTAGCAAGTAAATTAGGAATACCTCCCGTTGATCAATGGAAAAATTACACTACAAAAGGATCTATAAGTGAATATGTAATTAACAGACTTAATTATATAAAAGAAGGTTTTAGTTCACCTGGAGTTCTTGGCAAAGAAATTTCTACTGAGAAATCTAAGTTAAAATCAACATTAGCAGCTAAAGGCCTTGATGCAAATAGATTAGATTTAGAAATGCAAAGTAAATTGGAACAATTAATTACTAATGGTGAAACTAAATTTTTTAAAGAAGAAAAAACATTATATGAATTACAAAGTCAAAACAATACAATTTTTAATTATATTAAAACTCCTGGAGAAAAAGCTAATGTAATTTTAAAAACATTGGATAAAGATATTCAACCTTTGGCAAAAGAAATGAAAGAAATTTTAAAAAAGAGTAATATAGAATTTGGAGAAGCTTTAGTAAAAGAAGGAGGAGATTCTTTTATACCTTTAGCACAAGAATTTATTCAAAGAGCGGATAGTGCAACAAAACAAAGATTTGCTGCATTTAATAATAAAAATTATCAATATCCTGTTGAAGCTAATGAAAAAGCTATAAAATTTATGGAAGAAAGAGTTAGGACAGAAAAAACTTTTATGAATGCTGCTATGGGAAAAGCTGAAATTAAAAAAATACCTTTGGATCAAGCAGTAAGAGAACAAGCTATAGATCAATTAGATAAATTAAAAAAACAATTAATTGATTCAGATAAAACTCCAGAATATTTTTTTAGTGCTATATCTAATTCTTTTAAAATAAAAAAACCTATAATAACAGATTTAAGACCAGGAGAAACTTTTCCAGATGTAATTAAAAATTTATTTGATGCTCCTCAAACATTAACAAAAGATGGAAAAATAATTCCTATTACAAATTATAAAACAGCTGTTCTTGATACAGTAGTTCAACAAGCTAAAACTATACATGAAAAAAGATTTTTTGATGATACAGCAAGACTTGGATTAGAAAATGGATATATATTTAGAAGTCCAGAAGAAGCTTTAGCAAAACTTGAAATTAAAGGAGTGCCAAAAGACGTAAGAATTAATTTTGCTAATAGTTTAAGAAGAATATCAGCAAGTGGTGAACGTAAAGCAGCTGATTTAAGTAGTTTTGCAACTGATCAAAGTATTTTATTTAAAGAACCACATTATGCAACTCCTGAATTTGCAAATGCTTTATTAGATATAAATAAAAATACTAATAGTTTATTTGATAATCCAATTATTAAAGGATTAATGGCAGCTAAAGCTGGAGCTCAAGTAACTAAAACAATACTTTCTCCTCAAGGACAAGTAAGAAACTTTACTGGAGGAGGTTTGTATGTATTTGGTAATGGATTATTAGGTGGAAGAGTAAGCATGAAGGATGCTGCAAAAGAAATAATGACTGATCTTTTTAATTATACTTCAAAAAATCCAGAAGAAATTGAAGCTATGATTGCAAGTGATATAAAAAGAGGAATATCTAAAGATGCTAAAGGTGTAATAAATTATTTAAGTGACGCAAAAAAATACGGAGTTATAGATCAAAACGTTATAATTAATGAATTAGGTCAAGTTATGACTGATTTTTCAAAAAGAGGAATGAATTTTGATTCTGTTATGAATAATAAATTTATGAAACAACTTGCAAATATATATCAAGGTAGTGATAACTTTTGGAAAGTGTTTGCTGATAAATTTTATACTTCAGCATTAAGACCTACAGTAAATAATTTAGACGATGTAGCTGATTGGTTTCAAACCATAGCAAAACAAAAATTTAACCCTAATGATTTATCTACAGGTTTAAAAAAAGATTTAGAACAAGGATTAAGAGAGATGTCCGCTTATTTAACAACTAATACAATACCTACTTATAGTAAACTTCCAGAGTTTATAAAAAATTCAAGAAATATTCCTTTTGGTAACTTTGTTGCTTATCCAGCAGAAATTTTAAGGACACAAGCAAATATGTTAACTATAGGAGCAAGAGAACTTACTAGTAATAATCCTTTAATAAGACAGATGGGAGCTAAAAGATTAATAGGATCTGCTGCAACATTAGGTGGTGTAAGTACAGCATTTTTAAAAACATCAGAATATTTTACAAATATTAGTGAAGATAAAAGAGATGCATTCCAAAGAAATTTTGCCGCTGATTATGAAAAAAACTCAGTGTTAGTTCCTTTAACATCTTCTGATAGTAAAGGTAATTTTAAATATTTTAATTTTTCTTACACTAATCCCTATAACACAATTGTTCAACCTGTAAATGCTATTTTAAAAGCATATGGTGATGGAACATTAAAAAAAGATAGTGTTGGTACCATAGTTAAAAATTCTTTATTTGGAACTATGGAAAGACCAGGAGCTATATATGAATTATTCTCTCCTTTCTTTACAGAATCTATTGGATTAGAAACATTAGCTGATGTTGTTTATAGAGATGGTAGAACAAAAAGTGGTAGTTATGTTTATTATCCTCAAGATGATGATTTAACTAAATTATCTAAAGGTTTAGGTCATTTTTTTTCAACATTAGAACCAGGAGCTTCTTCCTCAGTAAGAAAAATTTGGGAAGGTGCTACAGGTAAATTTACTCAAGCTGGTACAATAAGGGACCCTGGAACTGAGGCTTTAGCTTTATTTGCTGGAGTTAGAATTCAAGAGGCTAAACCTATAGCAAGTATGCCTTTTATATTAACTTCTTATAGCAAAGATAGAGAAAATGTAGGTATTAAATTTTCTTCTGTAGCTTATGCTCCAATATCTACTCAAGAACAAAGAATAAAAGCTTTTAGAGATTTCTTTGTAGAATCATATGATTCTCAAACTAAAATGTATCAAACATTAAAAGATGCTCAAAAATTAGGTATAGATGAATCTGAATTAAAAAATATATTAGATAAACGTTTAAAAAATAAAACAGATGTTAACAATTTAATGAATGGAGTATTTAAAACACCTAATTTTAGTGAAGATAGATTTAAAGCTTTGATTGATAGATTATCTTTAGAAAGCCCTGTTAAAGCTGCTAAATTAGAATCACAAATAGAAAATGTAAAAGATGTTTTTAGAGATTTAAAAGGTAATTTTATTGGATCAGAATTAGGTTTATCAAAAGAAAATTTTTCAAATAGAATTGATAGAGTATTAACACCTCCAGTTAGAAGAGTAAGACCTTCTGGACCAACTCCAGTAATGGATTTATCTTCTACATTTACACCTCCTTCTACTTATTTACAGTCTAATACACCAACACCACCTAATGTTTCGCCTGCTGTAGTTAATGCAGGAAATCAAAACACATCAAGAATAACACCACAGAGACAAGCAGAATATGATGCTTTTTTTAGGAGATAATTATGGAAGGACTTGGATCACTTTTAAATAGTTTATTAGCAAGACAAGTAGGAATGAGTATACATGAAGATCCTTTTAAAAATTCTATGGATCCTTATGGAATATTAAATACACCACAAGCACAACAGGTATATGGTCCAATGCCCATGGAACAAGAACCAAGGAACATGGAACTAAGTGGCGGTTTTGAAGAAGAACCTAAACAAAGTGAATATCCAGTTCAATTTGGTAATTTACAATTAAAACCTAATGTTGATTATTCAACAGGTCAAACTTCTTATGGAATACCTGGATTAAAATCTAAATTAATAAATAGTTATTTGGGTGGAAATTTTAATTATCCTCTTGGAGAAAATGGATTATCTTTAGAAGGTGCATATGGTAAAGCAAGAAGTGGAGTAAAACAACAATATATGGACAATCCGTCAGAATCTTATATAACTTCTTCTTACCCATTTAATTTAGGGATAAAATTTAACAGAGATTTTTAATGGCAAACGGAAAAGAACCTAAGACAACTGGAGAACATATAGTAGCTCTTTATGGGCATATATCCGGTATTAAAAGAGATCTCAGACATCTCACAGATGAATCTTGTCGCAATCATTCTAAGTTTGATAAAAAATTTGAAACATTAACATGGTGGATCATTGGAGGACTTGGTTCTACAATAGTAATACTACTAACTTTATCTTTTAATTTAATTAAATAAACTATTGCATTAGTTTCAAAAAGTTGTATTACGCGACTATGAATAATATTTTAGTTCACAAACATTTAATTATAAGAGCAGAAGCTGTAAGTCCACCCATGGACGAGGAGTTTCTTAGGCGTTGGTTAGAAAAATTTATAGAAGAAATTGGAATGAAAGTAATGATGGGTCCTTATGTTAAATATTCTAATATGGTTGGTAATCGGGGTATTACCGGAGCTGCTATTATAGAAACATCTCACATAGTAATGCACGTCTGGGACGAGCCTGACCCCGCCTTGCTACAATTTGACGTTTACTCTTGCGGCGAATTTGATCCTGAAACAATATGCAATAAAATAAAGAAAGACTTTAACACCACAAAAATAGAATACAAATTTCTTGATAGAGAACATAATTTAAAAGAAATATATAAAATAAACTTCTTGAAATCTAATAATTAATCATTATATATCCACCAGGTTGCATCATGTGGGTGGACCTATTAACTTGCTTAACAAAGGAGATAATAATGACATTCAATTCATTATTCCCAAATAACGGTATGATTAAAATGGAT